CCAAAAGTGGGGTTTAGGGCAGAACTACCGGTCATTCGGTATGGGTAGGACCTATCACGGCGACGGCGGCTGTAGCGAGTCGCCTCGTCGGCAGAACGCCTAGAACCGACGTGAAAGCCGCTGTAGTCACCGTACATACCAATGTCGGCAGTTTGGTGAGGCGATTGCTTCTTTAGAGTTGAATGCCACACAGTTGAGTCATCCTGCGCCCAATTGGCGGGGTCATACTGATCAGTTTCCGGCTTCTTGGCAGGACCGGGATCAAACAACTGAAGTTGTTCGCTTAGGTTATGTTCCTGCCCCATCAGTCTTCCATACCCGGAAGTTGAGGTTGAGTCCAGCCACCGTTCTGTTCACGACTACGGTTACGGCGAGCATCGATGTAGGCAGAACGAGCCTGCTTACCAGTGTCGTAAAGGCCCTGCTCCCTGAGGTGCTTCATAAGGCTGGGAGTAGTAGTTAGCATGTGACCAAGAGCCATTTTGTTTACAGCCTCAGAATGCTCTTGGTTCTCGTAACTACTTACTTCTCTGTAAGGCTTATCGGGAGTCATGCCCAGTGACTTAGCAATTTCCTCACGAGAAGTATATTGATCACGACCGTTATCCCCTGTACGGGACGCTACTCTAGACGCTACATACAGTGCTTTATGAGTTTTGTTTTTCCACTGAGCGTGGTCTACTCCGTATGACCTTTTCATTGCTCTAGCAGGATCGTTGGGGTCATGTAGAACGTCCTCATACATGTCCCCCATACCACCATGAGCGCTAGTGGCGTATCGATCCTCCCTGCCGCCAGCAAGACCTTCGTGTAACGGATCGGCAAATGCATACCTATCGAAGTTCTTTGTACGACGAAAATTATTAGAATAAGCATCGCCAATGTTAACGTCGTTTTGGTGACCAATTTCGTGGACAAGAGTTGATTGATCGATATGCGGTACCTTTTCCCACTTTGTCTCCTCAGGAACCACTCTTTCGCTAACTTCGCCGGGAACAAAACGAGTATGAACCCTTGCAATCGGGTAATCGCCCCGTTCGTTAGCGTAATTACGTTCTACCGTAAATGAAGGATTAGTGTGTACTTTAGCGGTGGGTTTACCAGCACCGGGGAAGATGTTAGGGACAAACCCTTCTTCACGAAGTTTGTCTAACCCTTCTATTTCGGGAATATGACCACTCGCAATTTTCACCCTATCAGAATCTATGTCCGATAGAGGGCCATGTTTATCTAAATTGTAGTCAGAATAATAACGATTATCTCCTTCTCTGATACCGGGGAGTTGTGGTCCATATACAGGAGTGCCTTCCCATACAGTCTTTGATAAGGCTTCTTCATGCTTAAGCGATTCACCGGTCTCAGGATTCTGCCAGTGAATATCCCCCTTGTTATGCATGCGATACATAATGTCGTTTGCTGTAAGTTCTTCTGCCTCAGTGGTCTTATCGTGCCAATCCCAAAACTTTGGATTATGAATAGGAGTATCAGAAGGCTTAGTGACTTTAATCGTGTGTTCAGGAATTACTACCGACCTAAGACGTTTTTCTTTACCGATCATAATGTTGTCGCTATATGTCTCAGCAAAACCGCCCCCACGATTACGGCGAGGGTTCAAATAAGCACTAACTCTAGTATTTTCAATTTCCTTAATAGGAGTTTCAGAATTGACTAGGCTGTTTCGAAGCAATTCAGCATCGGTTCTTGCCATATGGTCGGAAATTTTGACGTTAGCCTTACGTCGGACACGACCTTTGTATTCATCAATATCAGTAAGGCCTAGCGCTATACTGGCCGCTGTTTCTCTACGTTCTAACGGCACAAGAGGATCGTCTTTAGTGCCGGTAGCCGTGGCAGGATGGAACAGCAGTCCCTGATGACCTGATAGTTCTTCATCAGAAGCATTAGTTCGCTTAGTAGGGCTTACCCGAGGAACACCCGCAGGGTCCTTCTCACGAGTCCATGACTTGGTCTCTCCCGTTGCGGGATCTTCCCAATAGGTATTTTCAAACTGTTTGCCAAGAGCCATGCAACAATTATGCCATATCAGGTGTAATTGATTAGCCAGCGGTTAATAGCCTCTTCGAAGTCCATTAATTGATTTACATAGACGTTATAGCAAGCAGTCCAAAATTTAGTTTCATTGCTGGGGTCCACTGAGCCTTTTTCCCAGTATTTGGCATCTCGACTAAATTTACTCTTACCGATAACACCTAGGACGTATGCATCGGTATAATGCTCTGCCTTGCCTTTTAGGTACTTAGAAGGTCTATATAGGCTCACAAAGGCGAACATGTTGGCCTGCTGGTGTTCAATGTTGTATGCAGGCAGCGTACAGTCGTAAAAGGGCTGAGGAACGACTGTTCGATCCTTAGTCTTGATCTCCATAGTCCTACCATCGGGAAATACTAGATCATGGGTAGTTTTGTATTCTCGGTCAAAAGGTACGCCGTTCTGCTGTAGAACGTGCTCCACTACGAGTTCACCTAGGCATCCGACGGTATTTGCCTCGGCACCCCTCTGTGAGTTCTTTAAAATGGGCATAGCGTCGGCACGACGCTGGGCTTCTTGCTGTAATTCATCAGTAAGTGGCACATGGATCATACGGCCACTTTAGCCATCTGTCGGCAAAGCGCAAGTAATCCGAGAAGAAAAATCACTTCAAACCGAAAAAAATGAAGAATAAGCCCTGATATGCTTTATTCGTAAGATCCACGAGCGTTGCGATCGTAATCTTCCTGATTAGGAGAATAGGTCTCGTCTACCCATTCCTTCGCAGATGCCTTGATGTAGTCAGGATTGTGACGTACAGCACCCGGAATGTAGATTGCGTCAAGAGGAGCCTTCTGACCACGAGCATTCGTCTTGTAAGCCGTAGCGTAGAAGTAGTTATTGTCAGGATCAGCCTCAGAGTGAGTGCTAGTCTCATGTGGAATCGGATACTCAATGTGTACCGAAGGAGTTACCTGATGATGTAGGACCGGGTAATCCTCTTCATCAAACTTGATGTTCTCACCCTGAAACTTGTCGTGAGCGTGTCCCGTAGCAGCAAGACCGATAGAAGCCTTGTAGGAACCCTGACCACCCATCATTTCTTCCATAGCATCCCAAAGATGTCCACCTAGTGCTTCACCAGCAATCTTGTCCTGATCACGCTTGGACATGATTCCTTCTAGGGAATGATCGGGATTACCGTGTCCTGAATCGAAGTGATCTCGTCTACTCATATACCTAGTATCTCACAATGACTGCTAAACGCTCAGACCCTAGGCCCGCCCTAGTGCTTACGACGAGGAAGAGAGCCTCCCACAGCCCTTGCCCATGCATCCCCTTCATCAGTCCTATAAGCGCTGTGCTTAGGTTTGGGGATTCGTGCGTTTTCTTCTGCTAGAGAATGACCGTGTTCCCACATAGCCTTCGCAACGCCCCTTCGGGCATATTGTGGATCAACATCGATGTTTCTAATTGACTTGGATGTCCACAGCATATGACCTGCGTACTCATCACCAAGACGAGCGGTGATCCTATGCTGATACTTTGAAGCGCCCGTGTCTTGAGTGTCGTACTCAATATTGAACTGATCCCCATGAAGATTGTCTGAAGCGCCCATTACTACCACCGCTCGTATGCATCAGAAGGCCACCGCTTATCTTCAGGAGTTGTTGGATCTTGCCAACCCTTCATACCCATTGATTGCTTTGAATCGTCCGTAAGAGGAATCCACATTTGAGGATCGATCTCATTGGCAGAATAGATCCGATGATGACCGTGATGAATTGTGTAACTGTCGTCCTTACCCTGCGATACCCGTACAGGGTGCTTTACACCGTGTTGTTTAATGGATTCGTAGAGGGTGTTCTCCCCCGGTCCCGCCGAAGTGCCTTTACCAGTAGGTAATTCCTGCTTTGATTGCTCTAGTTTGTTAGCAATAAAGTCTTCCTTTAACCTACCGCCACGGTATTGCTCTGATGAGTGAGATTTAGCAAGTACACCAGCACGTTCAAACAACCTACCTTGAACTTCTGATCCTTTAAATATCTGCTCATCAGAATCAGGATCTCTGTAAGAGGAAATATGCTGTTTCCATTGGATATTATCTGAGGCGCTCATATCGGTCAGCCCCATTTCACAGGAATTAGAGCATCAGGATTAATATCAGCCTGAGCGAAGACCCGGTGATGTCCGTCCCGCAGAAGGCCCCGAGACGTATGCACACCAGTATCGTGATGCATGATGTGTCCGTAACCGAGATCGTCTTTGTGAACTAGATCTACAGGTTCCTTTACCCCATGGGCCGCTATGTC